GAGCCCGGTGATGCTTGCCGGCGCCGTCTCCGTGTACGAGAGCGTGAGCTTCTGCCCCTTCTGCTCCGCAACGTGGACCTCGTACACCTCGCGGTTCTGGTCGTTGTAGACCGCCGTGGCCTCCGCTCCCGTCCAGGAAGCCGTTTGCGAGCCGATGTTGAGCCCGGCGGTGGCGTAGTCGGTCTGGAGCGTGAAAGACGCGCCATGGGGCTCCCTCGTGGCAGCAGCACCCGTACTCGTCGTCGGGATGGGACTGCCGATGACGCGGATGCGCTTGAGGCGCTGGTAGCCCTGGATCTGGTTCATGGCGATGGGCGCCGTCTGCCAGGACATCGGGACGTAGAGCCGCCCATTGTTCGTGGAGACTGGCCCAACGTCGAAGAACGTCGAGTCGTTCTGCTTCAAGACCATCGTCTGGCTGCTGCCGAAGGCAGGCACGTACTGCGCCATCATGTGCGGCACGTTGCCGACCATCGTCACCGCGCACGGCGGTCGGATCTCAAAGTCGGGACCAGGCTCGACCTTGTGCGTGGACCAGGTGTCGGTCAGGTAGTTGTAGGTCGCCCAGTACAGGCCGACGAACCCATCCGCCTTGAACACGAACCACACCTCGTTGTCGCGCGCGTTGTGCGCCGCCGACACGATGTTGCCGAGCTGCTTCAGGCTGTCGTCGAGCTTCAAGCCGACCGGCGTGATGCTCATGTCGCGAGCAAGCAACTCGATGGTGCGCGCCGACTGGAAGAACACGCCAACCGGCGTCTCAACAACACTTCGATGGTCGATGCATCCAATGCCGTGAGGCATGCGCACAGGCGTCCCGAGCGTGTTCGAGACGTAGCCGCGGTTGATGGCGCCGCCCGCGTCGTCTGGCATGTCGCCGGGGACGATGAACGTCATGTTCTGCTTGAAGATGACGAGCACGCTTTCCAGGCTCGCGATGCCGGTGACAGGTCCGCCATCCTCGATCTGAATGGTGAGCGCGTCGTTGAAGCCCGGCGCGTCAGTCGGCGACAGCTCCTTCGAGAACCACACCACCGTCGCGTCGTCCGCCCCACCCGCCACGAGACGGTTCTGGTGGACCGTCATGCAGAGCGCGCTCGGAGGCGGCACGTTGTCGAGCACGCCGCCCGTCGTGTAGAGAAACGGCTGCGAGAGCAGGCCGTTGTAGTCGCCCTGCGGCCCGTCGAAGCACTTGAAGTTGTTCGTGACGAGGCCGAGCTGGCTTCCAGTCGTCGCCGGGCTGCCAGAGAACGGCACGACGCCGCGCGTCGCATTGCGGGGCACGGTGAACGCGGTGTTGTACTCAGGCAGGAAGTTCGAGAACGGCGTTTTGTAGAATACGGTCGCAAACGGCTCCGCGGTAAAGTACGGCTGAAGTACAACGCGCTTTGAATCGCTGACGGCCGTCTTGAGCCGGTTCGTCAGCTCAAGCCGCGGCGCGAAGAACCCATAGCGGTACTCGTCAACGACGCCGCCATACTGGTCGACGTTGTAGCGGATGCGGCAGCAGACAGAAAACGTGACAGCCTGACTCGGTGCGCTACGAACGACGCGCCCAGTCCCATCGACCGCCTCGTAGCACCAGCGCGCAAGGAAGTCGCCATTTGCAACCAGCGGAGCAAAGTTGCTCGCGGCTGGCGTAGCAACGCCAGGCGAAGACCGTGGCGCCCATATGACCATGCGCTCGTTGTAGATCGTGTTGATTTCGCCAGTAGAATAACCAGACTGGTATCGCCCGTAGTAGTGTTGCGTTGACACCTCGTTGAGACCGGCGGACGCTGCTGGTTTCGTTACCGAGCTGACCTGAAGCATCCGTGGGTCTGAGTACACGGCCTGGTAATCGTCGGTTCCCTTGCCGCCCCAGAATGTACTCATGTAGCTCCACGCCATGTCGACGTTGAGAGCCGCGCTTGTGCCATAGGCGTTGTTGAACCCTGCCTTGTACGCGAACCACGGGTCCGTGATGTTCTTCAGGTAGCTCGTGTTCGTGTTGAGCGTAAAGTACGAGTCAGGCCCACCACTGACACTCGCGTACTGCTGCGTCGTGTTCTGCGTGATCGTAAAGAGTTTCGTCGGGACCCGTTCGTACGCAACGCTCACAAGGTCGCGCTGCGGCCAAAGGAGGACCGTGGCCTCGTTGCAGGAGCTGCCGTCGTAGGCTGATAGGATCCCGCCGTTGACGATGGTGTAGTCGCCCCACTGACGCATCGTACGCCAGCGACCTGCGTCAAATGTGTAGTCGATCGCAAAGACCTCGCTGCCACCGACGTTCTGGCCTTGCCGGATGGCACCACACGTTGCGCGCGTGACCGATTGAGCGTCGTTCTGCTGCGCCGTAAGTCTAGGACAGTTCAATGGAATTGCGGCGATGCGCGCCATGTTCATCGACTCGACGAACACGCCGGCATTGCCGGTGTATGTGTAGCCATCGGCGGTAGCTGGACTCGTTGCGCCTGCACTCGTTGGCTTCGGAGTAGATACCGACACGAGGGATGCGGGGCGAGCAAACGAGACTAGGAACGCGCTGCGCTGGTAGTCGTCGCCAGACGGCGAAAGCACGCAGCCGAGACGCCCGCCGTCCAGCTTGGCAAGACTGCTCAACAGTCGCCACGGACCACCAAGGGCCGTCCACATGGTCGTGCGGCCACCGCCAGCATAGTCGTTCAGCGCGTACGTCGTCCCGCCATTCGGGTACTCGTACACCTCGAAGTAGTTGTTCTCCGCAAATGGGCTGACATAGCCGAGCGGGACGTCACCATTTGGGCTGCTCATGACGCCGGTAGACGTAGACGACATGGCAAGGATGGCGTTGCCGTCACTAACCGACACGTCCCACCTGTGAACGCAGGGCTCCGGAGAGATCGTGCTGTCAAACCACGTCTGCGTCACTTGCCTAGTCTGGTCGGCTACGTCCGTACCGACAATACCGGCCAAGTATGCGTTCGCGGAGTTCAGCGAGTCAAACATAAGCTGACCAGGCCCAAGGGCGTACGGCACCACATTGGTCGGGTCTGGACTTGCACTGTTGATGTTGACGGCTGATGTCACGAGAAACGTTGTAGCCGCGTAGCCACCAACGCCAACCGCCGTCATGGCAGCAGGATTCCCAGGATTCCCGTCAACGATCGCCACTTCAAGGAAGTTGCCGGTGCCCGCTTGGCAGTAAATTTGCGCGATACACCACGCGACGCCTGCAATACGCATCTCACCAGTGATGACCCATCCCTCCGCCGCCGGGATACCGTTGGCGTTGTTCAGATTGATGCGCGTGATCTGCTGCTTGTTGATCTTGATTCCGCCAGTCGGGATTGGAGCACCGACCGGAAGCGGTTGTTGGATGTCTGCCGTGCGAGTGATGCCGTCGTAGATGTGGGGAGACTTGACGTACCCCGCGGCCGTGATGTTCTGAAGTTCGGTCGCCTTGTAAGGCGTGAGGTTGGTGTACGCAGCGCCAAACGCCTGCGCTGCATTTGCCGAGTAGACCTCAACGGTTCCGTCCGAGAACTGGCCGGTGATGTAGATCGGAGACTGGATTGCAGAGATACCAGGAGACGGGTTCCTGATGTCCGCCTTCATCGTCACAGACGACGAGTAGAACCTGGACCCGGCGCCCACGAAGGACCCAGTAAGCGACTCGTCAGTCTTGAACCCGATGCGATGCAGTACGCCATAGCGGTTTGCGGTCACGGCAATGACATCGGTTGCCGGGTTGGCCGTAACGGTGACGGCCACCTTCGACACGATCATCTTCCCATCGAGTTTCGCCGGGACCGACGTCGACTGATAGATCATCCGAGCCGACACGCCGATGGCTGAACCAGAAGACGGCCTGGTTTCTAGCACGACGCCGCGCGCCTTGAACCCAGACCATGTGTAGATACCGCCGGTAAAAAGAGTGGCCGACAGCGACGCAATGAGTGGGTACGTACCGCCAAGCGTGAACACGCCTGCGCCAGTGACAGAGCACGTCCGAAGTTGCACGTCCTCGTTGGCCACGGTCGACTGAGCGTCGCAGAACGCAAAGAGAGCACGCTCACCACCAGGGACCGACGTAAAGTCAAACGAGCGGTGATACGGCCTCGACGAGAAGGCCAGCAGGAGCTGTGGTGCGTTCAGTGCACCAGTGTCAGACCTAACGCTGAATGTCTCAATTGCAGAGTACTGCCTTCGGTATGCGATTACCCAGTCCTTGCGAGTCCCGCCGACGATCAGCACAAGGTCCATGCGCAGGTCGCAGACCTGATCAAGCGTGCCTCCACCAGCCAGGCCGATGCGCGTCGGCGGCGTCACGAATGAGCCATCTGTAGTGCGCTGGACGGCGACGTATAGGCCGTGTGTCGACGCCGGTTGATTGTTGATAGCCGAGTCGTTGGTAAGGTCCTGACCGTTGCGTACGCCCAGCACCCAGGCGGTGCAACGCAGGGTGCCCGCATCGTTGACCATCGACTCGACTTCGGTGATCTCGCCACCCGTCGCGTCGACCGGATGCAGCGTACCGTAGCAGGACGGGATGCGGTTCACCTCACGGTAGCCGTGCGTGGCGTCGGAGCCGACGTACTCGAACAGGGTGCTTCCTGCCGCTACGAGGAGCTTAGAGCCGTCTTGCGCGTCGTTGGCGCCGATGGCCTCGGCGTCGGACGGAAGGACCGTGGCGGTGCCTCCAAAGGCCGTGGCGGGGGTGTTCGTGGTGCCAGTCTGCGCGAGCAGGTGCATCCCGGCGCGCTTCTCGATGCGACCAGGCTTGCGGACGACGCAGTTCTGGAGCCGCGCCATGTTCGGCGGCTGGAGCTGGTCCGGGTCCGTGTGCTGGTCGATGCCGCCGACGAACGGAACCTGGACGATGGAATCACGAGTCGGCATCAGAAGATCTCCAGGTGCAGTCGTACCGGCGTCGTGACGTCGTTCCCGTTGTCGTCTTTGGGAGCGATGTAGCGCAGCCGCATGATCTTTTGCCCGAGCGGCCCAGGAACTTCAACCACTTGCAGGTTCGGCGCGGCGTACGGAGCCGAGGAGGCGTTCGGCGTGTCGGTCACGACCTTGGCGATGTTGAAGCCGGCTGCGTTGCGGCCGAGTGCGTGCGGGATGTCGACGATCTGGCCGGGCTTGAACTGAATGCCGGCGTCGGGCGTCTGCTGGCCGAGCGACGTCACGAGCTGCTTCGGCGGAGGCTGCTGACGGAGCGCCTTCGTGGCCTGCGCCAGGCTGTCCTGCATGGCGTTGACGAGCGGGTCCTTCGCGTCGCGGGTGAGGTACTGCGACGGCTTGTCGAGCTGCGGCATGGCGACCTCCTAGTAGCGTCGGGCGTAGCTGGCGGAGTAAGGCCAGAGGCCCGTGTTGTAGCTGACGTCCGTGATGCGCTTGGCCTGGCCAGCGTCGCGGTTCTGAAGCGCCGTGGTGACGCGGCTCCAGACACGAGCGGCTTCGCGCTCAAGCTGCGAAGTATCGCTCTCCTCCTTCGCGAGGAGCTTGATGGCCGCGTCGATGACCACCCACTCTTCCCATCCGTTGCGGCCGTCGAGCGAGTCGACCGTGATGGTGCCGACCGTGGTGCCAAGGTTCGGCGAGCCAGCGTAGATGGAGTTGGGCGTAAAGCCAAAGGCCCACGACGGCACCGTGTAGCCGCTCGTGTAGTCGGTGATGACAACGCTGGTGATGGTGCCGCCAGCGATGACGACCGTTGCAGTCATCCCAACACCGGCCCCGCCATGCACGGGCACCTCGTAGTAGGTGCCGTTCGTGAGGCCAGAGCTGCCATTCGTTACCGTGGCCGTGTAGCCCACAGCCTTGGCGCTAGGGTAGTACCAGACGCGCAAGTATGAGATCCCGTTGGAGTTCTCCGGGATGATCTGGATAGCGTCGCGCTGCGTCACAGGGTTCTGCATGACGCGGTAGGCGATGATCGGGTAGTACGGGTTCAGCGCAGGGGTTGCCGCGTAGATGTTACGCTCCTCCCAGTTGAACCGAGGCACGTTGACGACTACCTCGTCCGAGTACACGGCGTCGACGCCGCGCACCTGGTAGACGTCCGTGGCCTTCAGACCTGACACCGAGCTGTTCAGTGGGGCGAAGTCGTAGAAGCCGCCGTTCGTCGCGGCGATGTCGACGTACTTGAGGTAGTAGTCTTCACCAGACGAGCACATTTGCTCGTAGAGCTGCGTCCACGACTGAGAGACGGCCCGGTCGACCTCCCAGTCCGTAACGAAGGCGGAGTTCACCATATCGGCCCGCTGACGAACCTCGGCCCGCAGGTCGGTAGTAGTCCTCGAACGCGACATGGTGAACTCCTAACCTATCAGTCTTCTTCTTCGTAGTCGCCGCACATGGAAACGAGCGCCTCGAAGGCTTCCGCCCCTGCCTCATCGTCTCCCATCTCGAAGGCCTTCCGCATCTTGCGGAACATCTTCACCTTGTCGGGCGAAGGGCCTTCCATCTTGGAAGAGGACGGACCCTCTTCCTCGTCGTCACCACCCTCCCCGGGTTTCATCCCGAGGAGGATGGCAATCTTGCCGCCCTTGCCGCGCATCACACCGTCACCGCGGTATCGCGAACGATGCACTCGAAGCAGATGTCGTCGTCCGCGGTGAGGTTCGCGAGCGCGCCAGTGGCGTCGAGGGCGCCGAGGATGACCCCAGCGATGGTGCCGTCTGCGTTCGTAACGATGCTCTGGACGACGATCCAGCGCGAGTTCGTCGCGTCAGGGGCCGCCACAACGGCATTTGCGAAGCAGGCGACAAGCCCGAGGACCGGCGTAAGCTCGGACGTCGAGTTGCCGAAGCGGATGCGGTAGAGGCCGGTGCCGGTCCTATCCGCGACGTACCGCTTGCCTTCGAGAACGGTGAGCGTTGCACCGTTCACATTGAAGCGACCGCTGATTCGCGTGTCGCCCGGAATGTTGGTCCGCAGTTGGGACCGAAGAGCAGAGGGACCCATGGCGTTCTCCCTTTCAGGCTATCAGGCGCCCCAGTTGTAGAGGTAGCCGTTCGAGCCGGGGTTGTCGCAGCCGATCTGGTAGTACGACGCGAAGCGCGACTGGTAGTTGTCCGTGAGCGGGTCGCGGAGAACGGTCACGCCGTCGAAGTCGACGAGCTGAAACATGCCGCCAGGCGCGCAGCTAATGCTCCACGTCGGGAGGTTCAGCATGTACGCCTTGTTCATCGGGCAGAACGGATCCTGGATGAACGGGATCGGGCCGTTCTGGCCGACGAACACGATGTCCTGGAAGTTGAGGTTCTGCTTCGGGTCCTGCGCCGGGATGCGGATGACGTCCGAGAGCGCCGACTTCTTGAGGTTGCCGATGGCGAGCGGGTTCGCGACGATGTGCGTCGGGTAGCCCATGCCCTGGAAGAGGATGTTCGCCTCAAGATCCTGAAGCGCCTCGACCATGTTGCGGCCGGCCGCGTTCGACACCTGGCCGCCGAAGCGAACCTTGTCCGCCGCACGGTTGAGGCCGAAAAGCGTGTTGCCGACCGCAGGGCTCGTGCCGATGAGGTCGCCACCGATCCACTGCTCGATGCCAGCCGGCGAACGCGCGTTGGTGTCGTAGCTCGTCGCCACGCCGTCCGAGATCACGCCGTCGCCGTCGCGAACAAGGATGGCGTTCGCGGGCCAGGTCGCAGTGCCGGCGTTCGGCGCGGGCGTGTTAACCGTGAAGGTGATGCTCGCGGTACCGTTGTTGATGTCGCGATCGAGCGACGTCACGGTGCAGACCATGGTCGTCGCGCTGAACGAGTTGGTGCCCGTACCGACACCGCTCGTGAGGTCGACGTACTGGCCAGCGAACGACTCCGGGCCGGTGTAGAACACGAAACGCATCCCGCGCTCGAAGTTCGCGATGTCCGCAGCGGTCGCAAGCGTAACCGTATTTGCGTTGGTGCCAGCGGCGGAGACAGACGCGAGGCGCCCAGTGCCGGTGCCGTAGATGAGCCGGCCGGCGCTGTTCTGCATACCGCGAACGACGCTCACCGAGCGGTTCTTCCAGACGTTGACGAGCGCTCCGGGGTCAACCGCGGTGCGCATGACTTCGCCGCTCACCTGCACGAAGCCGTAGTGCTGGACGCGGAACATCTCGAAGCGGCTGTACTGCTCAACCTGGTCGATGTTCGCGAGGCCGCGGGTGAAGTCCGAGCCGAAGCCCTGCGGGTTCGACGTCTGGAGCGCCATCACCTTCTTCTCGCCCGTGAAGTCCGCCTTCACCGCGAAGCGGTTCAGGAGGGCCTGCTTGTTGTACGAGAGGTTGGGGACGCCAGCCTTGTAGAGGAGCTTGAGCGCCTTGTCGACGGCTGCAACGGAGGATGAGATCGGCATTGTGGTTTTCCCTAGTTAGCGGTTGCGGTTCTTGCGACTTCGTTGAGAAGCGCGTCCTGCTCGTCCGCGCTGAGGTCCCAGAAGTTCTTTGGCCCCCCGAGCTTCGTCTCCGAAGCGGACGCTTGGCTTGGGGAACGGGGTTTCGAGGCGCCCGAGGCGGGCTGCGTCGCCTTGCGCGCAGCGCTCACGCCCTTGAGCTTTTGCAGCTTCTTCGCGTACTTCATCTCCAGGAAGTCCGCGATGTCTGCATCCTCGATGTCGTCGGGGTCATGCCCGGCTTTGAGAAGGTCGGTGGCGACGACTTCGGCCTCGCGGATGAGCGCGTGCGGGTCGTCGGAGAACCACTCGTACAGCGACGGGTAGTCCTCGGTCGTGATCATGGAGCAGAACTCCTGCTCCTCCTGGTGGCGCTGGCGCTCCTCGGCGAGCTTCGCCTCGCGCTCCTCGGCTTCCTTCTTCTGCTTCTCGAAGGACTCGACGCGCTCCTGCACAGCCTTGAGCTGCTGCGCGAGCTGCGACTGCGGCGTGTTCTCTTCAAGGACGCGCTGCGTAAACGTGTCGAGGTCGACGCCAAGCTCCTGGAGCGCAGAGAGCGGCGACTGGTAGAACTTGCTCTTGAACCCGTCGATGTCGAAAGACGGGGCCTGCGGGCGAGCCTGCTCATACTCGCGCAGCTTCTCCGCAAGCTCGGCCTGGCGACGCGACTCGGCCTTGGCAGCCTTGGCCGCACGAGCCTTCTCCATGCGGGCGCGGAGGACTGCACGCGGGTCGATGTCGTCGTCCGCCGCCTGGGCGGCCTTCTGCGTGGCCTTCTCGCCCGGGGCGGCCTCTACTTCGTCCGAGCCAACATCGGCTGCGGGAGGTGCCTCCTCGGCTCCGGAAGCGGCACCATGGAATGCGTCCGTCACTGCCGCCATGAGGTCGGCGTCGGAGACGGAGAAGTCAGACGTGTTATCGGCGAGATCGCTCATTGAAGGACTCCCATAGAGGCAGGGTTGGGCGGAGCAGCGCCCTCCCCGGCCATTGGGGCGGCTTCCTGAGCCATCTCGCCGGTCTGCTCACCGGGGAGAGGCGCCTGAGGCCCAGGAGCCGCCTGCTCCGGAGCCTGCATGGCGGCAATCTTGGCCGCGCAACTCGTGATGAAGTCGGCAACGAGGGCGCGCTTGCGCTCCGGCACGTTGTCGACGAGGCACTTCGCGTAGAAGAGCTTGGCGCGCTCCATCTGGAACGCCGGGTCGATGTAGTCGGACGGTTCGCTCGCCTGCCGCTTCTCGACCATGTTGTAGAGCATCTGGTCGACGGCATCGAGCGGCGCGTTGCGGAGGTCTTCCTCGGCGTCGATGTCGGGCATGTCGAGGAGGCGGCGCAAGCTCGGCAGGTCGACGAGGTTGTACTGCGCCATCGAGAGAATCTGCTCGAACTTGGCCGAGGGCTGCTTCGAGAGGTTCGACACCGGGTAGACGCGGAGGCGGTACTCGCGCTCGTCCATGCGCACTTCCGACCAGGACACCTCTTCGAGCGTGCTCTTGGTCGGACGGGCGACGGAGACGTCCACGTCGGCGGCAAGCAGGGCCTCGGCCTCGTCGACGATGAGGCGAGCGACGTCGACCGCGAACTGCTCGTGCAGCTTGTGGAAGACGTGCAGGCGCTCGGACTCGAAGTCCTCGAAGACTTGCAGCGCCTTGCCCGAGGCGGCGCGCAGGCCCGCAGGAAGCTCCGAATGGGCGCTCATGTTCGAGAGCCCGAGCCCCATGTTGATCTCGTTCGGGATGCTGTTCCGGTAGGCGTACGTCTGCGGGTTCACCGGGTCCGGGTTGAACGTCTGCGGAGGCGCCCCGCCCGGCAGGTACTCGATGATGGTGCCGATGCCGTTGTCGAGCGCGACGGTCTTCCCGAGCGTGCCCGCCTGCATGAGGATGTGCGAGCCGCCCATGAGGTTGTGGGCGAGCTGGAGCTTGTGCGAGAGCTTGTTGTGCTCTTCCTGCGCAGGTGCGAACTCGAACACGGCGGACGAGCCCCAGAAGCCTACGATCGGCACGTTGCGGCGCTCGAAGGCGAACGGGAAGCGCATGCGCGTCCACGGCTCCTCGACGAGCGTGCAATTGTCGATGCAGATCACATGCTTGCCGTCGCCCTCACCAGGCGCCGAAGGCAGGTGCCACGCTTCGTAGACGTAGATGAGGTCCGAGCCGGAGTTGATGATGAACTCGGCCATCTCCGAGTCGGTCGGCACGCTGACGGTGTTGATGCACGAGCGACGGGTCGCGAGCGAGCCGTAAAAGCCGTTGCCCTCGGTCGCGCTCTTGTGCGCGTAGAGCGCGCGCACGACCGAGCGGTCCATGAGGTGACGCTGGATGAGGTTGCGCGGCTGGCCGTAGCGGGCCTCGGCGTCGTCGACGAAGATGTCGAGCATCGGCACGACTTCGAGCTGGAGCTGCCCGTTCGTACTCGTGACCTTCATGCAGCCGGTGCCGTCGACGAGCGTGGCCAGGTCGATGTATAGACTCTTCGTCCAGAAGTCGGTGTCGTGGAAGGCGCCGTCGATGAAGCGCGACAGCTTCTCGGCGCGCTTGCGCTGCATGTAGTCACCGCCGCTCGTGACGGCGAACGGGAGCACCTTCGCGCGGCTGATCTTGGCCGCGAGCGTGTCGACGCTGTTCTTCAGGTGGTTGATGCTGAAGCGACGGTCGATGCTCGCATCCGGAGCGAGGCCGTAGGCGCCAAGGTCGACGCCGTAAATCTGCTGGCAGCGGCGAATGCTCTCACGGCGCGTCGACTGCCGGTCGAGCAGGAACTTCATCCGCTCGGCGATGGCCGTGTGAGGCGACGGTTGCTCGTCGCCGTACCACTGGATAGCCTGCTCGCTCGCTTCGTCCATTGGACGTAGTGATTTACCTATTCGGAGCGCACGTCAACGACAAATGATAGGCAGAACCTCTCACATGTCAGCGCTTTGCGATGCTCTGACTATCGAATTTGCAGCACGGCTCTATCGCTGAGACCAGAACGTAAAAAGTTTTGCCCTACCAGGAGAAGCCCCATCCTTCCTGGGGCTTGGAGCGGTCGATGATGCGCTTCAGCATGTCGCGCTCCTCCTCGCTGAGCCTGCGAACGTGCTCCGCGGCCTCGGTCATCTCGTCGTCGGGCTGCCAGTAGCGCGCGAGAGCCATGGCGAGGCACGGCGCGTAGTCGCAGTGGCGGCCATCGGACGTGCGAGGGAAGGAAATGGTCGCCCCTGAGCCTCGCAGCACCTTGCGGACGCGGCTGATGTCGCCCCGGAGCGTCGGATCCGCAGGAATCTCGACCATTCCCTGCTCGAACATGGTCTTCAGGGCGAGGAACTTGGAGAGCTTCTCGCGTTCGTTCCATGCGTGGACGATGAGCACGAGCTTTTGCTGCGCGGCGAGGTCGCGAAGGGCGTCGCCGTAGTATTGGTCGCTGTCGAGGACGCTGACGCGGTAGCCTTTGCACAGCTTGGCGACCTCGGCGAGCACTTGGCCTGGCCTGAGAGGCTGCGCAGGGGTGCCGATCCACTGCTTGGCGAGCACCACGCGGCGCTTGTCGCCCTCTTGGCAGGCGATGATGAGCGTCCATGCGTTGCCGCGCGTAGCGGGGTCAATAGCGGCGCTGTACTGGACGCCTGGCTTGGGGGCCTCCACGAGCGGAGCGGGCCGTACAGCGGCATCCAGGGCGTCGGAAGTGACCAGCGCCTCCTCGGGCTGGGCGAACTCGGCAGCGACGTCGGTGCGGAAGGCTTGCGGGTCTTGCTCCTCGGCCTCGCGGACGGCCTTTGGCGTCCACAGGTGCGGATTCATGTCCCAGCCGGGAGCCTTGACCACGACCATGTTCTTCGACGGCTTGCCGAAGTGCTCCTTCACGACGTTGTACGCAGGGCCGTAGGGCGCGTAAGGCGAGCCGATGCTGGCCACCTGGGAGCCAGGGCACATGCGCATGAGGACGGAGCGGCGCAGTTCGTCCCAGTTGACGACGGCTTCGCCCTCTCCGAGCATGCGCGGGAACTCGTCGAAGATGCAGCCGGCGGACCAGCGGGCCACGAGTGAGGAGCCTGCGCGCGAGCCAGCGGCTACGGTGATCTGTACGGGCCTGCCGGTGGGGTGACGCAGCACAATCTCGTCGCTCGTCGGGTCTTCCATGACGAGGCCTTTGAGGATGGGCGAGGCCATGACGCGGCCTACGACGTGGCCGAAGACGACCTCGGCGAGGTCTTTGGAGATCGAGACGATGCTGACGCGGGCAATCTCGCCGGGGCCAAGGTGGTCGAGGGAGCAGGTCTGCGTCCACCAGACGGCCAGGCCGGCCGTTAGGAGCGACTTGCCGCAGCGGATGCCCGCGAGGAGGGCAATCTCCTTCGGCCTGCCCTCAAAGGCCGGTAGCGTGCCGCCAAAGCAGCGCGAGACGGCAGGGTGGCCCCACAGGTCGCCGATGTCGCGGCCGTCTGCCACGCGCATGATGGCGCGCTGCACGGGGCTCGCGGTCGTCAGCGCGAAGCCCATGGGGTGCGTCATCATGTCCTCGAAGGTGCCGAGCTTGACGCGGCTCTTCTCCAGCTTCTCGGCGATGTTCTCGCGCAGCTTCTTGATGCGCTGGTCCTGAGACTGCTGGACCGCGGTGCGGTGCTTATCCTGCTCGTAGGCCATGGCTACTCCAACTTCATGATGCGCTTCTCACACGCGCGGCAGTCGAACCGCACGCCTCCCACGTCGTCGATCCAGTCGTCGCCGTGCGGCACCTTGCCGCAGAGACTCCAATGCGCATCCGTCTCAAACCAGTGAGCGCGCGCGACGCGCGTCGAGGCCGGGAGGCCCCACTTGTTCGTTTGCTTGTACTTCCAGCTCATCGCATGGCCTCCAGCGTCGTGATGCGCGCCTTCAGCTCGGCGATCTCGCGCTCTGCTGCTTTGCGCGCGTCGTACTCGTCGACGAACCGCTGCTCGGCGTGCTCGACC